CCTTCTGGTGGGTTTACATTAAGTAGTAAATACGCCTGTAGTTTGTTCCAGTCTTCGTGTGATGTTATTGCCGCGCATAGGGATTTTACTTTGTCTGTTGTCATGTTTGTGTTGGTGTTTCTTCCATATCAACTTCTTCGGTAGCCTCTGGAGTTTCGACTTCTACTTCTTCAGTCTCTTCTTCCTCTGGCTCCTCTTCTTCAATTTCTGGAGCTTCCATCTCCGGTTGCTCTGCTTTCGTCTTACCTTTCATTTTCTGAATCTCAGCGCGAGCTTTAGCTTTCTGAAGCGCAAGTTGGGTGATACCTTGTTCCTTGCGTTGTTCTGTGCGTTGAGCGTGACTGATGGAAGCCTTACCAATCGAGATGTCAGCGAGCTTCTTCTTGGTATCAATCTCAATACCAGACTTCGCGGCGAGGTATTGTAGTTTGATGTCTTCTTCGGAGTTTGGCTGACCGGATTTTTGAGCTTCAGCTTCCGCCATCTGAACATAAACTTGCTGGAGTTCGTCGGCCATCTTCTGCGCCTCGTTCATGCCTTGCATGAATTGTTTCAAGAAGTCCTGCTTCGATGGGTCTTTGCTGATATACTCGACATGGGCCATGATATGACCACCCTTGAACTTGATAGCACGAACTGCTTTTGAGATTTCGGCAAACTCCGGTTGACCAGCTTGAACGGATTGCAGGTTCATTTGCAACTGCATTGCCAAGTCTTGGAAGTGACCTTGAGCGTGTTCAATGTGCGGATCAGTTGGCAGCACAGGGAAGTTTGCAGGGTTGACGAACGCATCAGTCATACCAGCATTTTCAAATCCAATGATACGGGCAGTATCGTCGATCTTACTTGGCTTAGTATTGCGGTAGCGAGCTACGTTGTCTCGGCCCGATAGTGCGGCGATTGCATCTTTAACTGCATTCTCCTGCCCTTCGTTTGCTGGAGTGATTGCTGTAATCTGCAATAGTTTCTCTGCTGTGATGAGCTTGAACGATGGGCTACCTGCACCATTGATGAGGTTGGAGCGGATGCTTGTGATGTTCTTCCATTGAGCAGCTTCTTTCGGAGTGCCGAGTTCTTCAAGAATCTCATAGAACTTCTTAACATACTCGTATCCATCATCGCTGGATTTGGAGTTTACAAAGCGTTTGTAGAGTTGTTTGAAGTAAAGAGTTTGGCACTCGTTAAATCGACGAATTTGAGTTCCAGATAGTTTAGCTGACTCGGCGGCATCCAGTTCTGCTTCGCCTTTTGTCCTCTGTTTTCCTCCAGAAGTAGGGGCGTTGATGCGATACTGACCCATGCCCCTATACATATCTCCCATGAAGAATTGCATGAAGCTCATGCTTTCTGCTACTGGCAGTTGGAAGCGGTTTTGGATGAACTTAGCTCCATCTGGCATTACGCTGATAGGCAACCATTCCATCTGCTTCAACATCTTCGTGGAGTCTGGCCCTTGTCCTTCGATCATCAACATGGAGTTGAGTCGAACGGCATCTACCAGCGAGTTCATTGTAAAGTCATACTGGCGGCAAGCAACGAATGCCGATTCAGCTTGGCTCTTGATGTCCTGGAAGAGTCCGCTACCAACAGAATCGGTAAGCATATACATGATCTCATCCCATGAGTTGAAGAGTCCAACCTTGAGCATCATAAACCCGTGTTGGGTTCGGATGTCATCTTCGCTGATCTTTCCAGCACCTTTAATGTTGGAGTTGATATAGTCGGAAATTGGTTGGTAGTCTTGAAGGATAATCGCCTTGCTGATCTTTCCGTCAAACTCCCTCCAGTAAACTTCGTATAAGTCGATCTTTTGGTTTACCGATAGTGACCAGTTGAATCCAGATTCGCTGATCGTGCGGAAGAAGTCTTCACGGGTCTTGCGGTGGTTGCTGAATGCGCGGTGGAATCGGATAGCGTCAATTGCTGCGTCAACATTCCATCCCATTGCTTCTGCCGCTGCACGATTCTCGATCTTCTTGTAGAGTTCGTATGGAGTCAAACGGACACGGCGAACAAACTCCTCAAGGTTGCAGAAGTCGATCCTAATGTCGTCTGGAAAGAGAAGGTCGGAGAGGAAGACGTGTTCTGGCATCCATCCCATTGGTGAATCCCACATTCCAATTCCCTTTCCATACAGCAACATTTCCTCAAGGTCTTGTTCTGTATTGTAGAGGTATCCGGGCCATTCTCGGATTGCTTGGTCGAATGCTTGGGAAATGTTTTCGGAGTTAACGAGTCGTTCTTTTTCATTTCCAAATTTGCTCTTGATCGTGCAGCAAGCCTGCCGCTCGGTAATCACATCGTAGTAACTGGACTTTTGGTTATCAACGATAAATCCAAGTTGTCCGTAGTTCACATCTGATTGCCAAGGAAGTCGCTTCTCTGCGAGCTTGCTGTATCCCGTAGGCGGGAACATCTTGTATGCCTTATAGATACGAATGCGTTTGTTCTCGCGCCCGATGTTAGCAAGTCGAAGATGATTTGCTATATTCCAAGCGTGTGAGGCGTTGGAGATTCGTGTTTCCGGTGGTTTACCATCTTGGTCAAGAGTGGCTAATGAGAAGTTGTCGTTTCCTACGGATAGCATATGTTTTTATCGGTTACGATAATTTGTTTAGTGCAGTCCTTCTTTTATTGCAAGAAGAACATCCGCGAGCTTTATGCTCAAGTTTAGTTCCTAAAACTTTATCGGTAGCCGCCGCTACTGTGTGAATGGCTTGAGCAATACGATCTCCAAGTCCATCACTGTACCAACAACGATCACTTGGTTGACGTTGGCAGATTTGATCCTCTACCATTTGCTCAATGTTACTTGGAACTTGAACTCCATTTGAGCGGTAATCTTTCTGGATATTCTGCATGAGTCCGCTCCATGTGCTTCCGTAAACAATCGCTGGATACACGGCATCATTGCGCTTGATCTCATACCGCCAATACCATCCACCGACTGGAGCGAGGTTTTTGTTTTTCAGTTTCATCTTGCCTTTCGACGGAAAATATATTTTCTTATTGATATGTCAAGAGTTTTTTCTTCAAACAAGGGTATTCAAAAGTATGGCATGAAATTTCCAGATGATATGGATGAACTTGGTATAGAACTTTATTGCTATGCAATTTCCCGTGGTGAATATGGAAGAGAATATTGCGTCAAACATAACATTAACTTAAATGATTTTAAGTTACTATCTCCATCCGAGCATTTTCTTAATGCTGTAAAACTTCAATGGCCAACTGAGGTTTCTATTTATAACAGAGGATACACAAATACCCAGTTAGTTAGAACGCTGGATGAGTTGTGTTCCAATACTGACATCTGCTTGGCTGGCGCGGCTTCTATGGGTAAGTCGTTCCCAGTTGCTCTTTGGGTTTATCTTGATTGGTGTTCTGCACCGCATTGCACTTCTGCCTGGGTTGCCACTACCACTCTCGGAGCATCTGAAGATCGTATCTGGGGTATCATCTCTAAACTTTGGAAGTGCGCCCGTGTTCAGTTTGGTAAGTTAATCGACTATCGCCACATGATTGTTTGGGGTGGCGCGTCAAACGAAGAGGATAAAGATTATCGTAATGCGATAAAAGCTCTCGCTTTCCAATCCGGTAACGAAGGTCAGAAGGCTATTGATACTACCCGTGGTCGTAAAAATGATCGTGTTCGATTGGCACTTGATGAGTTGCCGGAAATGGAACTCGGTGCAATCACCGCTCGCGTTAACCTTTCAGCAAACAACGATATTACATTTATTGGTATAGGAAACCCGTCAGCCGGGGACAATCCCCACACTCGCTGGGCTATGCCTAAAGGATGTTCCAACTTTGATTCAGTCAATCCAGACATGATGAAGTGGGATACGGAGACTGGCGTTTGCTTGTTCTATAACGGCATGAAGTCTCCTAACTTCGATGCTCCTCCCAATGAACCATCTCCATTCCCGTTCCTTATGGATCGAAAGAAGCAGGAGATCATGCTTAAACAATGTTATGGGGATGAGAATGCTATCGACTATGTTCGTAACGCTATTGGTTGGTGGCCGAAGACTGGATTTGCTCAGACTATTCTCACCGCTGATCTAATCCGTAACGCCGATACCAACGAAGAGCCACTTTGGGATTCTGAAGGGTTTACTAAAGTAGCAGGATTCGATACCGCATTCACAGTTGGTGGTGACAGGTGCGTTCTGACTATCGCCAAACTTGGTTTTGTTCGCGGCACTCGCAATCGTGTTATGTGGCTTGAGAGTCAGAAGGTAATCCAACTATCTGCCAATGCCGCCGCCGAGTTTGAAATCCAACTTGCTAACGAGGTAGTTAATTATTGCAGGACGGCTGGCGTGCAACCCAGTAAGTTTGGTATGGACGTGTCTGGTGATGGTGGCCGAGTTGGACAGGCTATCATTCGTGAGTGGCTACGCTTTGACTCGTCTGGCGCGGCTATCGCTCTTATCTCATCTATGGGTAAACCTACTGACCGAATCGCGGCAGAGGTTGATAAACGCCCGTGTAAGGATGTTTACGATAGGTTGGTATCCGAGTATTACTATTCATGCTATCACGCCTTCAAGAGTCGCGTCTTATTCGGTGTTGATCCAGGTTCTGATTTGGCACGGGAACTTTGCCTGCGCCGATACACAATCAAATCCAAGAAGATTGCGATTGAGACAAAGGATGAACTTAAAGGAAGAACTGGATACTCACCCGATTTGAGTGACAGCTTAATATACTGCCTTGAAATGGCGCGGCGTAATGGACTTGTTTTTATCGGAAACGATAAACCAGTTCCGACTAACCGATTCTGGGCGCGGGATGAGGTATCAATTGATACCACTCCAGATGATGACTACTCATCAGATGATAACGGAGATTGGTAAAATCAATCCAAAATACCTTCAAGCTCCAAGGTATTCGCTACTTCTTCCGGAACTACGATACGAATCATCTTTTCCCCGTCAAGGAAACCAAGAGTTTCTTTAACGCGAATATCGCTTTTCTTTACCCAGCATTGATTGAACTTCTGCCTAAACAGAATCTTGGTTGGGTTTTCACCTACTTCCGCTCCTTCGCAAATGATGCGGGATTCAAATGTATTACTTGTAGTCATAAATTATATATCCATTCTCTCTTGCCCATGCTACATTGTTGTGCAGATAAGTATGACACCTGCGACAAGCCACCATGAAAGAGGACTTGTCACACAAGAATTTACCCCTCCCTTTTTTGTGATGCAGGTCGCTTGCGGCTTGCTTGCATATTTCACATTGGTAGTTTTTCTCTTCAAAGTATTCTGCTTTGACTTTTTCGTAGTCGGCATTCTTTGCTTTCCTTGATCCAGATAACGCTTTTAGTTTGCCACCTCGTTTTTTGAAACCCGTTTTTGCTTTAAGTGGGGTTTTTCTTCGTAGCATAGTGCGATTACTTTCTCTACTTGTTCTTTCTTTAGGATGCTCTTGGAGTTTACTTCGATCTGGTTGATGAGTGATCCAGTCACTCCTATCTTCTCTCCAAGCTCTCTGACAGTCAGACGCAACATCCTGCGAGTCTCACGCAACTGGGTGGCGAAAGTTTTCCTCCCGATAGAACGAACCATGCGTGATTGCTCGTAAGCAGTCATGCAGGACTCATATGCGTCTTCCAAAGGATGTTTCATTTCCATAAAAATAAACCAAGACTATTGACAAGTCAATACTTTTTTGATACTATAATACCTCATGGATAACACAAACCCAATAAACA